CCTAATCAGAGAACTCAACTTTCTCAGGGATGGGAAGGAAAAACAAAAAGGCTCTTCGGAGCCTTTTTTGTTGGCTAAGTATTCAATGATATTAGTTAATGACCCTTATGATTTGATTCCAGAACTGTTTGAAAACTTTTCTGAGTTTACTAAATCGATCAGGTCTGATGTTGATGTGCTACCAACTTTGTGCCCAGAAAGTTTTCAACAGTCAGAAAAACTAACTATTTTAATACAACCTGAACCTACTATACATTGTGTTGATCAGATCTATATTAAACAAATTGCAAGTAAAACTAATGCCGTGTGGGCAGTAAGTGGGCACGGAAAAATAGATAATTGGAAATTATCCCAATGGTTTGAATATTTTTCAAATCTCACAAGTACTGTAAGAGTCAATTCTGAATTACCAGCATTGGATCTAGGACATAAACCTTGCCTGGCGACAGCATTATTAGGAGGGTGGATGTATAACCGAGGACTACTATTAAAAGGATTAAAACAACAAGGATTAATTGATCAGTGTTTAGTAAACTATTACGAACGATCTCAAGAATCAATGGATCGTAGAAATCAACTACGGCTCCAACATCCTGACCTATATTTTAATATGAGGACACCAATATTATATCAAATTGATAATCCTGAATTTCAAAGCATAGCGTTTGACGATGAAACTTCAGGAAAATCACAATCGACAACAATAAACACATGTCGACCAATCCCAAACATGCGACCTTACCAGCACGGTTGGGTTAGTCAATTGATTCCTAGAAATATTTACAATTCAGCCTATATCAGCATAGTTGCTGAAACTGAAACTGTGGTAGCACCGGATACTTTTTTTATCAGCGAAAAGATCACTAGGCCGTTGTTGGTAGGACATCCGTTTGTGGTATTTGGTTGTACAGGATACTTACAATGTTTGCGTGATTTGGGTTTTCAAACATTCTCACCTTGGTTGGACGAAACATACGATCTTGTGACAGATACTGACAAACGTATAGACGCTATTGTTGACAGCGTTAAACAATTTTCACAGTTAAATGATTCTCAACGTCAACAGGCCTGTTTAGAAATGCAACCAGTAATTGAACACAATCGTAAGTTGGTAAAAGATCAGCGTTGGGGGTTTGGTCCAATTGCCAATGCAATCAAACACCACTTAAATTTTAAACCAGCCTAAGAACTTTTCAATCTTGGTCATTGGTGCTAACCAATCGCCATATTTTTCCTGACGGAATAGTCGAGCGGTAGTATACCAAGGTGAGTCATCACGATTTTGCATCCAGCGCCAGCATGGACCATAAGCATTGAGTGGAATCCAAAGTGGACGGCCCATAGCACCTGCTAGGTGTGCGGCCGCCGTGTCTACAGAGATCACAAGATCCAAATGGTGCATTAATGCGGCTGTGTCAGCAAAGTCATTGATAGTGCCAGGATAACACTCTACACCTGCGGCCTTGATCACTGCTTCATCTTCAGGCAATGCATCAACTTGCAAACTAACCCATTGGTGTTCAGGAAACTTCCGCACAAGAGCAGCCATGGTTTCTGCTGGCATGCTCTTGTGTTGATTGATCCAGGAATCTTTGCGACCTGACCAAGCAACACCGATTCTCATGCGATTTTTAGGAATACCTAGTCTTTCGGCCCATACTTTAACACGTTCTGGTTCAGGTTGCACATACTGCAAATAGTGTTGAACATTTTCTAACTTCATGTTTAACAGTCTAGGCAGGCTCATCATGGCCACCCAGTAGTCAAATTCGCCGATTACATCTTCTGTGTTGCAGGTTATGCCCACAATTGCTGGAGGAGTATTGATCAACAAAGGTTTAATGCCCGGACTCACGTGGAGTCTAATCTTTGCACCCATGTCTTGAAGATTACCACAGAATCTCAAGAACTGAATCTGATCACCAAGTCCTTGTTCGCCAATGACCAGGATAGTTTTTCCGCGTAGATCCTCGCCTGACCATTCAGGACTAGGTAGTCGGGGCTTGGTTCCATCTAGGTGCTCATAACGCCAGCGACTTTCGTACAGTCGCCAACCCTGTTCATAGTTGCCTAGCATGAGATGCGCCACCGCTAGATTAAATTCTGCTGTGACACTAGTGGGATCTAATAGGCGTGCTGTTTCTAAAAATGGAATAGCACGTTGTGCATGACCCATCTCTCTCAGTACATTGCCATAGTTGTTAAAGGCACCCGAACTGTTGGGATCTTGCACAAATGCTTGTGCATAAAATGCAATGGCCTGTTCGGGGTTGTGTTTTTCTCTGGCCAGGTTACCGCTGGCAATCAAGTCTTCAGTGTTCATAGTGATATTTAAGAAAACCGTCATGTTGGCTAAAATAAACCAATTGTCCATAAATACTAGTCAACGCAATTCTGCGTTTTATGCGGCGATTAATACCCACCGCGTAGCGGCTAGAACCCGCATGGGGCTTCTTTAAGGAGAAATCAAATGGGAAGAGCACTTAAAATTCAAAAAAACAACGTTGGTTCTGGATCTACTGTAACCGGTACACCTCCAGTAACAACATACAACCAAACCATCTTAACTGATGCTGGTTTTCCAAACTTTGGTAGTTTGACCTCACCGGCAACTCCATATAACTCAGCCGACACACTCAATTCAGATCAGTTTGTGGGCGTGGTTGGTGGTTCACCCGCTACTAGTACTCCTAGTGCTACGTTTCCTGAAGTGTTGGCAGCAGTCAATATCAGTTTAGCAGATGGCACAAGCACCACTGCCGGCGCTGGACGTTTGATCCGCCAGAAAGGTGCGCACAAGTTCTTGGTTGCTTACACAGCCAGTACCACTGCTGACGAAAGTTTAATTATTGGTCAAGCATATCAAATTGCTGTACTTGGCACAACTGACTGGCAGGCTTGCGGTGGTGGTGCTGATTCGGCAGTTGGTGATATATTTACGGCTGTAGCAGTTGGATCAGGAACAGGTACTGCGTACCCAGTTGGTCAATGTGTGTTGTCAAACACAGGCTCACCAACAGCCGGTAACATGAGTATTGAATATTCAGTAGGCGACTCGGCCGCTGTGTATGCCAGTTACATCACTAACAAGTGGATCCGTGACTGGAACGGCATGACTTATGGCAACTACAGCAACAGCAATGATGGCGAAAACATTTACTCAAGTGAAAACTTCTATGTAACCAACTTCTTCACAGACGAAGGCACAGTCACATGGTCCGGTGCAGAGATCATCAACGGTGTAGACGCAAACAACGGTTCATTACAGTTGGCTCAAGTGGTCAACGTTACAAGTTAATTTGTAACACCCTAACATCCCCCTTGCTAACTACAAGGGGGATTTTTTATGACTAGAGCATTTGTGTGTGGCAATGGCATTAGCCGGCAAGCAGTAGATTTAATTCAATTAAAAACATTAGGCAAGATATACGGCTGTAACGGACTCTACAGAGATTTTGAGCCCGACTGTCTCGTGGCCACAGACAAACCCATTGCTGAAAGTATACAAAAGTCTGGGTACAGTGCCACACATAGATTTCATACCCGCAAACCCATACACAAATTAGGTGCCTTACCTGTGCCCAAAAAGTATCACAGCAACAGTTCAGGGCCTATTGCTGTTGCTCTTGCAGCCTTGGACCAGCATCAAACTGTGTATATGTTGGGCTTTGACATGGGGCCTACTGTGAATCAAAAGTTCAATAATGTGTATGCTGGCACAGATTTTTACAAAAAACAAGATGCCGCGCCCACATACACCGGCAATTGGGTAAAACAATTGTGTACTATTGTACGGGATTTCCCTCATATAACATTCGTACGAGTGTGTGGAGCAACCACAGCAGACATCCGAGAACTAAAAGTCTTTAACAATCTCCTACACATACCCATGCAGATGTTTCAAGATCGTGTGTCAACGGGTCAAGATCTCTAGCACCTGCTCAATCTCGGAGTATATTTGATTGCGGTAAATACAATCAGAGACTCTAATTTATGACACAGTATATCATTGACATTGGTGCTTACCCAGATGATGGGCAGGGCAGTCCGTTACGTACAGCATTTGACTATACCAATGAAAACTTCAATCAGATTTTTGCCGCAGGGCCAGTGCTCAGCAACATTCAAATTGGTAATAATACTATTACCACCACAGTTCTCAACAGCAATTTAATCTTAAGTCCATCAGGAATTGGACGTGTACAATTCAACAATACTTTATTTCCTAGGCTTGACAATGTTTACGACATTGGTACTCCTAGTTTGCGTTTTAACTCCATCTATTTGGGCACCGGTGGTATTAATACCACTGGAGGTATAACAACCACAGGCAATATTACTGCTGGGTATTTTATTGGTAACGGCAGTCAACTCACTGGCATTGTGGCCACAACTGGTAGTCAAGTTACAAATGGTAACAGCAATATTAATATACCTGCCGCTGGATCAAACATCTTTGTCACTGTTAACGGTACCAGCAATGTTGTAACATTTGCCAACACCGGAGCATATGTTGCCGGCACAGTTAGTGCCACCGGCAATATCGCTGGCAATTATATTTTAGGTAATGGTGCATTACTAACTGGTATCAACATTGGTTATGGTAACAGCAATGTAGCAGACTTTTTGCCTACATATACTGGTAACCTAGTTAGCCTAACCGGTCCGGTCACAACCACAGCCAATGTAACCGGTGGAAATTTAAGAACAGCAGGACAGATATCAGCCACTGGTAATATCACTGGCGGTAACATTAACACCGGTAGATTAAACGCAGGTTACATCACCACAGGTACTACCATAAGTGCTGTGGGCAATATTGCCACCAGTAGTTACTTTATTGGTGATGGTAGTTTACTCACAGGTATAAATGCCAATTATGGCAACGCCAACGTGGCGGCTTTCTTGCCCACATACACTGGTAATCTAGTCAGCCTGACAGGACCAGTAACAACCACTGCCAACGTAACAGGTGGTAATTTAAGAACATCGGGCACAATACTGGCCTCAGGTAATATCACTGCGGCCAACCTTGACACAGGTAGAGTCAATGCGGCCAACATCACTGCAAGTGGATTGATATCAGCAGTGGCCAACATCACTACCAGTGCATACTTTATTGGTGATGGTAGTCAACTTACAAACTTGCCAGCCGGTAATTACAGCAATGCCAACGTGGCGGCTTTCTTGCCCACATACACCGGTAACCTAGTCAGTCTGACAGGCCCAGTAACAACCACTTCTAACATCACCGGTGGTAATTTACGCACCGCAGGTCAAATATCAGCCACAGGTAACATTACAGGTGGCAATGTTGATACTGGCAGAGTCAATGCAAACACAGTCACAGTTGCATCAACTATTTCTGCAGCCGGTAATATAACAGGTAACAATTTAATTGGAACAACTGTCACGGCCACAACTGTCACAGCCATTGCCAATATAGTTGGGGGTAATATCACAACCAGTGGTCAAGTATCAGCAACAGGCAATATACAAGGTGGTAATGTCAATGCACCTGGTGGTACAATAACATCTAACATTGTCAGTGCTACTGGAAAGGTACAAGGCGGCAATTTTGTTACTACCGGATTTATTACGGCCACTGGTAATATTACTGGCGGTAACGTGGATACTGGCAATATACATGCGGCCAATATCAACGTTGACAGTATTATTTCTGCTGTAGGCAATGTCTATGGCAATAATCTTATTGGTTCTTCGATATCAGTAACTGGCAATCTATCTGCAGGCAATGTTTCTATTTCGGGAACATTTGGCGCCGCGTCTCTCAGTGCTACGGGTAATATCACAGGTGGAAATCTACTCACAGCCGGTAATGTCTTAGGCAGTTATTTTATTGGTAACGGCTCGCAATTAACTGGTATTACAGTCAGTGCTGGTACTTCGATCTTAAACGGAAACAGCAATGTTGTTGTGGCCGCTAACGGCAACGTTACAATAAGTTCAGCAGGCGTAAGCAACATTGCATCTTTTGCCAATACTGGCGCCTATATCATTGGCGAGGTAAGTGCAACAGGTAACGTTACCGGTAGTTATTTGTTGGGTAATGGTGCATTCATTACCGGACTGCCAGCAGGCTACAGCAATGCTGATGTGGCCAATTACTTGCCAACTTATACTGGTAACTTGGTCAGCCTAACCGGACCTGTAATAACAACGGCTAACATATCCGGCAACTATTTTGTTGGTAACGGCTCATTATTAACTGGAGTCTCTGCGTCAGATGTAAATGCTAATGCATTAACTGGTAACACACTAAGTTCAAATGTCTTGTACTCAAGCCTGACTCAGGTTGGTAATTTAGCCAACTTGAGCGTAACCGGTAATGCCACCGGCGGCAATGTACTAACAGGTGGTGTAATCTCAGCAACCGGCAATGTAACTGGTAATTATATTCTTGGTAATGGTGCATTACTAACTGGTGTTATTACAAGTGTGGCTAATATCAACAATGGCACAAGTAATGTTACAGTAGTAAGTTCGGGCGGCAATGTCACAGTTGGTGTTGGTGGAACATCAAATGTAGCAGTGTTTGCTACCACAGGGGAATACATCACAGGGTTGTTAAGTGCAAGTGGTAATATCACAGGCAGTAACATCTTAACTAGTGGATTGATTAGTTCAACTGGTACAGTCACTGGTTCCAGTTTGTTAGGATCTGTAGCATCTTTAAGTGGCAATATCACAGGTGGTAATGTCTTAACTGGTGGAGTTGTTTCGGCAACCGGTAACATTTCTGGCAACTACTTTATTGGTAATGGCAGTCAGTTAACAGGTGTTACAGCATCTAGTGTAAACGCCAATGCATTAACTGGTAACACACTGAGTTCAAATGTTTTATATTCAAGTCTAACCCAAGTTGGAACACTGGCCAACTTAACAGTAACAGGAAATACAACTGGCGGCAATCTACTAACAGGTGGCTTAATTAGCGCCGCTGGTAATATTTCAGGCAACAATGTTTTTGCTACGGGATTTGCAAGCGTCACAGGTAATGTAATTGCTGGAAACGTAAACACCAGTAATATTCGTCCCACAAGCGGCGAACTAACAATCACCACAGCCTCAGGTAATTTGAATTTACAACCTGCTGGCAACATTGTGTTGGCCAACACGTTTATTAATAGTGTAGCATATCCAGCACAAGATACTGACGCCGCAACAAAATTGTATGTTGACAACATGGTGTCGTCAGCATTGTCATTCCATTCACCGGTGTATGCAGCCACCACAACCACACTAGCAGTGGCCACAAGTGGTACAATCAGTTACACACAACCCAATGGTGTTAGCAATGGTGTTGGCGCATATTTGAGTACTACTGGTTCATTTAATCTAATTGACACAGCCAATGTGCAAACAGCAGGCACACGTATTCTTGTCAAGAACGAAGGTAATGCGGTATACAATGGTGTGTATACTTGGAGCAATGCCACTGTTATAGTTCGTTCAACTGATGCAGACGAATATGGCCCAGATAGTGCTAATCAACTGAGTCTAAACGATTACTTCTTTACCACAAACGGTAACGTTAATGCTGGTTCAGCATTTGTAGTTAACGCACCTACAGGTACTATTACGTTTGGCACAAGCAATATTACTTTTGCCTTGTTTAGTCAAACAACAGCCTACACGGCCAATGTGGATGCTGGTCTAAGCCTAATAGGTACACAGTTTAATGCCAAGGTAGACAACAACACCACTGCATTTGATGTCACTGGTAACATCATTGTCAAAGCAGGCGCTAATCTAACCACACCCAACATTGGTGCCGCAACAGGTACAAGTTTAAGTTTAATAGGCAACATCAACAGTGGAAATGTCAACACAAGCGGCCTGGTAAGTGCCACTGGTAATGTCACTGGCGGAAACGTACTCACGTCAGGGTTACTCAGCGCAACCGGCAATGCTACACTTGGTAATGTGCTAACTGCTGGTGTAGTCTCGGCAACTGGTAACATTTCTGGTAATTTCTTTATTGGTAACGGTAGTCAACTCACTGGAGTTATTGCATCCGGCGGTCAAGGTAACACAATCACTTTGGGAACCCCCACAGATGGTAGCCTAACAGTCAACGTTGCATATCCTGGGTGGACCACAGCAACTTTTGTTACAGATGGCTTAGATGATCTAAATCAAGTGTCATTAAACATTGCCAACAGCACATACGTGGGCAATGCTTACATCACTGCCAATGTTTATTCTGGACCCAGTCCATTAACGGTGGCATTCACCAGTTATTATATTGGTAATCCTAACAGTTTCTTGTGGCAATTTGGTGATGGTACAGCCAATGTTACCACAGCCAATGCCACTCACACATTTAGTAATGCTTCGGGCGGAACTTACACAGTAACCTTCACTGCCTTCAATACCAATGGAACCTATAACGGCAATGCAGCCAATGGTGCCAAAGGTTCTACCAGTACCGCCAACATTTCGAACATTGTGTTGTACACTCCAAGTCCAATACCATCATTTACTCTGAGTAGCAACAGTTTCAATACTGGCAACACTATAACCATAACCAACACCAGTCAGTATGTGACTTGGTATGATTTGAGTTTTGGCGACGGTACTGCTAACTTTACTGCCGGACCTGGGTTAGGCAATACATCGTTTACCAATGTGACTCATCAGTACAATTCTGTTTCAGCCAACGCAGACAGTTTGTACAGCGTGATCCTGAGTGGTACTAGTAACACAGCCGGACCCAGCAACGTCACTGTTGTATCATCAGCCAGCAACGTCAAAGTTTACTCGCCACAAACAGGCAATGTGTTTGTCACTGCCAATCGAGCCAACGTGATCAATGGACTTGGTGGCATAAGTTTCCGTAATGATTCAAATGGTACTCCTGGAAACACAGCCAGTTTTGGCGCACAACAATTGTACAACTTCAATTATGGTGATGGTAATGTTGGTAACGTTAACGTGGGAACAGGTATTGCAGGTAACCCAAGTGCCGCCAACGTCACCAACACATTTGCACTGAGTGCTGCCAACCAGGCTGCTAATGCATATCAACAGTTCACGGCCAACTTGTTCTTGTACACTGGCTACAGTACCAGCCCGGCCAAGAGTGGTAACATCACCATCACTGTTGAACCACAGACTCGTGCCAACTATATTGGAACCACAGCCAACGTCATAACAGATGCCACAGCCAACACAGGCAATGCCCGAGTTGGATATCTGTATACCGACTATAACAATTCCAATCGTTCTACCTTTACATTCCAGAATACCAGCCAAAACAGCAATTTGGCCAACTGGTCCTGGGGTGACAGCACATTTAGCAATGGTGTGTCAAATGTGGCCAACACCCTTCATACCTACAACAGCACTGGTGCGTTTACTGTGGCGCTCACAGCCAATGGTACACCTAACGGTATAACTAGCACAGCACAAAGCAATACATTGACTACCACTGGATATATTTTTATTGCCAGCAACCCCACAGCACCCACAAACCTCAGTGGCTTCTCTAACTTGGCTATTGCTAACACTAGTGAAGGAACCAGTCCTTTGTTGGCAGCCGGCGCAAGAGATGCATCAGGTGGCAACATTGTGGCCAACGGTGTAAGTGTCACACGCTTTGCAACCACAACAACTATTGCTACCGCAGCCAATATTATAAACGCCAATACAGGAATAAGTTCAAGTCAGTTGACGGCCAACTTGTTTGCCTATGTCAACAATGCCAATGCCGGTAATGTGACATTCAGCAATGTGAGTAACACAGTTGGAACATCAGGAGCATTGGTTGTAACACAAGATCGAGATTTGCACGTGGCCAATGCCGCGGTGCCCAGTTATTTCTACAAAGTATTCAATGCCAACATTGCTTGTGCTTTGAGTAGTTTGGGCACTGGTTACAACAACTACAAATTGGTAGACTCAGTAACAGGCAACACTAACTATGTGGGATTTGTCAAAGACAATTTGAATTCGGCACCTAGTATTGTTACCGCCAATACCGCAATGGTCGAAGCCACTGCAGGAACCTACAGATACATTTCGGGTATTCCTTACTACAACACAGGATCGCCCACAATTACCATTGCCAATTTGGAAGTGGCAAACTTGTCTGGACAGACATTTAGAAGTGCTGATCCTTTTATTTTAGCCAGTGGAACAGTGTCAGAAGGATCAGGAGCATTGGTATCTGCAACACAAACCAAAGCACTCAGCACAATCAACAATGCCGCCAACAGTTTTTTAACAGGTTCAAACTTGAATGCCAATGTGGGCATTGGTTCAAATTACACACTTGGCAACATGACCGCCAACTTAACAGGTGCCAACAACGTAGTGGCTACGTTGCAGGCCAACATATTCAACGTGATAGGAACCAGTACCACAGTGCAATTGCCTGCTAACATACAGATGTATGCTGGTGCAAACTCTGGCATAAACGAACAGTCAATCACTTGCACACCCACTGCCAACACACAAGCAGCCATACGTATTGTGATGAGTACCGCAGGCAATACTCCTGTGTTTGCCAACAGCATAAACTACTATACATCTAATGCTTGGTCTGGAGCACAAACCATTGCTAACACGCCTGAAGCAGTTGTGCGGTATGGGGTACTCCAACGATATGCAGTTGATTTGTCAACAGGATATTTGCCAGTAGGACCAAACTTGTCAATTGGTGGAAATCGCACCACCACACAGTACTTTACTTTTGCGTTTGCAAGACCAAGTTTAGCAAACTTTGACATCAGACTGACCACAACCACAGGTGTTGCAGGTGTTTGGGTGGCAGCACCAGGAACCACAATTGATTCCGGCGGATTCTCATCGCCCACACCGGGATTCCCAGGCCCTACTAGTACCATTAACGGATGGCTGGAAGCATCTACACAGTATGCCGGAGCAGGGGTTCCTGGTGCTGCCAGCGGTACTGGTGGCAACGGTTCAAACGGATGTGCATTAACCGGTGCGGATGTGATACCGTTAAATACAGCAATAGCCAACGTAGGATACACAATGACCTTGGGAGGACAAAACGCTGCCAATAGTACTGGGACTAACATTTTAATTAGAATTGCATTGGCTTCTGGACAGTCCATTACAGCCTTGTCGATAGGAGTAGCAACTTAATGGCCGCCTCGTTTAACGAATCACAAAAGATTGATTATCTTTGGAAAAAGGTCGGCTATGGCGTGACCAAAACAGCCGAGCCTGAATCCAAGCAAGCCTTCAACGAAACCATACCCAGTCCACTGCTGTATCGTGGCGATCTCATTTGGACACAGAGTGGAAGCATACCTGCTTCGCCTCCGGCTAATACCACATCATTGGTACAGGTATACAAAGATGGTGGCGGCGCTGGATACAGTCCTGCTGTACAATGTACCGAAGACCTAACAGCACCTGACAATCAAACCTGGAAGACAAACTCAATCAACTGGATTCCTACACAGTTTGGCGACAACTACCTGGTACAAGTGTATGCTGGTGCCGCAAACATAAGCAATCCTCAGACAGCAGGTACCAAGTTATTTGGTGCCGGTTCTGGCAGCGATGACACCTGGTTCTTTGATTACCAGTCTGGTGTTCTAAACTTTAATGGCGCAACCATACCAACTGCTATTGGTACAGGAACAGCCAACGTAATTTATATTGTGGGTTACAGATACGTTGGTGAGTTTGGAGTAGACACCACATTCATCAGCAATGGCACAAGTAATGTGAACATCGCCACCGCCAATGGCAATATTACCATGGGTGTGAACGGCACAGGCAATGTGATAGTTGTGGCCAACACAGGTGCATACATTACCGGGGCGATGAGTGCCAGTGGTAACATCACTGGTGGCAACATACTTTCAAACAATTACTATTACGCCAATGGCACACCAGTTCCTCCGGGCATTGTATACACAGCCAATACCGCACCTCCTGTGAGTCCAGCACCCAAAGTAACTGATCAGTGGTATGATACCGCCAATGATGTTCTATACGAATACCTTTATGATGGCACAAGTAATTACTGGATCGATACTACCAGTCCTGCCTTTGCCGGCGGAGTGGTCGCCAATGTGGCAATTTCTGGTACATTGTTGCCAGTTGCCAATGTCAGTTATGATGTGGGAAATAGCACTGCATATTTCCGCAACACCTACACACAAAATCTCTACACCAACAACAGACTGCCTGCATACAACATGCCTTTGGGCGCTGTGGTGCAAACGGTAATGAGTTCAAGTCTGGGTGGTAGTACAACTAACAGTACATCTTATGCTGATATCAGTTATGCCAACGTGATAATTACACCATCTAGTGCAACCAGTAAAATTCTTGTTATAGCCACAGGCACAAGTGGTTTCACTTCGGTAGTAGGACAAGACATTAGTGCTGACACTCAGTTAGTTAGATCACCTAGCACCAGTTTACAGATACAAACAGTTGGCGCAACAGGGGTTGGCGCAACAGGGGCGGTGAGTTACAGTTATATGGATTCACCAGGAACCACAAGTCCTGTGACCTACAAACTACAGCAAAAGGTATCTAACGCCAGCAGTACACTGACCAGCACAAATATTTGGTTGATAGTGCAGGAGATTGCCGCATCATGATAACTGTATTTCATGCTATCCAAAGTTTGGTGCCCGGCGCAGAAGTCAGCGTGGGCATATACAATCAAGAAATAGTTTGGCACAACCCTGAAGTCGCTCCGGTGACCATAGAGCAAATACAGGCAGAACAACAGCGTTTGCAACAGGCCTATGACTGGAATGAATATCAAAGAAATCGTGCTAGAGAATATCCTAGTATCCAGGAACAATTGGATGCGCTATACCATGCTGGGGTATTTCCAGCAGAGATGGCCGCCAGAATACGGGCAGTAAAGCAAAAATACCCACGATATTCTCCGAACCATGCACAAACTGCAGAGCAGTCGGCGCCAACAATGTCAGTTGAGCAGTGGTTGGCAGAAGAAGCAACAACAAAGATGACTGCAGAACAGTGGTTAGCACAACAACAGTCAGTAACGCCAATGACACGAGAAGAATGGTTAGCATCGCAAGTTGAAGTCAAAACTGTGCCCATTGCAACACCAACAAATATGGTCACGGTCACTCGTACCATGACCGCAGAAGAGTGGTTGAGAGAGCAAGCATCTTTGGAAAGTGTTCAAAAGATGACCAGAGAACAGTGGTTAGAACAGCAAAAAACCGCAGTACAACCGCCGCAAATGACCCGAGAGCAGTGGTTAGCAGAGCAAACAAAAATAAAATAATTAACAAATGTGTCAAAGTAAAATTTTCAGTTTGACATAAGTAACAGTATAGCAGGAGAAATTTTTATATGTCATTCCCAGTATCGCCCACAAATGGACAAGTAACCGTAGTAAACCAGGTATCATACCAGTATTCTAGTGCAACCAATTCATGGACTAGAATCTTATCCACTGCCAACGTTATCACAGCCAACACCATTGCTGTAAATGGTGCGCTCACAGTTGGTACCACAATCAGTGCAACCGGGAACATAAGCACCACCGGGTACTACTTTGGTAATGGTTCACAGTTAACCGGTGTTGCGGCTGCCAGTGCTGGTTTTCCGATCTCGGCTGGAACTTCAAATATTGCAGCCGCTGCCAATAGTAACATTGCTATTACAGTGGGTGGAACTGCCAACGTGGCTGTATTTGCCACCACAGGCGAATATATCACCGGCGTATTAAGTGCAAACGGTACTGTTACTGGTGGTAATTTAGCAACAGGTGGCACAGCAAGTGCAGGCGGTAACGTAACCGGTGCTAACTTGTTGACAGGTGGATTAGTAAGTGCAGGCGGTACAGTAACTGGTACAACCCTGATTGGTTCAGTTGTCACAGCAAGTGGCAATGTAACTGGCGGTAACATCAACACAGGTGGATTGATCTCTGCCACAAGCACAATCACAAGTTCAGCCAATATAACAGGTGGTAACTTATTAACTGCTGGTCTAGTATCAGCGACCGGTAACGTAACCGGTAACTATATTTTAGGTAATGGTGCTTTCTTAAGTGGAGTCATTACTAGCGTTGCTAACATCAACAATGGCACATCAAATGTCAGTATCTATGCAGCCAATGCCAACGTGGCAGTCAGTGTTGATGGCACATCAAACGTGGCAGTGTTTGCCACCACAGGCGAATATATCACCGGCGTATTAAGTGTAAGTGGGAACACTACAGGTGGTAACCTATTGACAGGTGGCTTGATTTCAGCAACCGGTACTGTTACCGGTTCAACTTTGATCGGCTCTGTTGTCACAGCAAGTGGTAATGTAACTGGTGGTAACGTCTTGACTGGTGGTTTGATATCTGCTACTTCTAACATCACAGGTGGCAACTTGTTGACTGGTGGTTCAGTAAGTGCCACTGCCAACGTAACCGGTGGAAATGTATTAACAGGCGGATTAATATCAGCCACATCAACAATTACCAGTGCTGCCAACATCACGGGTGGCAACGTATTAACAGGTGGTTTGATATCTGCCACAGCCAACATAACTGGCGGTAATATCTTAACCGCTGGAGCAGTAAGTGCTACTGGCAACGGTACTTTTGGTAACATCAGCACCTCGGGTTCGGGTGGCAACATCTCTGGCGCCAATGTAATTTCTAGCACCACACTCAGTGCCACAGCCAACGTAATCAGTGGTAACGTGACCACTGGTGGATTGATCACTGCTACAGGTAATGTCACTGGTGGCAACATCTTGACTGCAGGTCAAATAAGTGCTCTTGGTAATATTACTGCCAACACAGGTTCGTTCTTTATTGGCAATGGTTCGCAACTAACAGGTGTTACTGCTACCAGTGCTGGATTCCCAATTACCAGCGGAACTTCAAACATTGCGGCCCCAGTAGCCAATGGTAACATTGCTATCACAGTGGGTGGTTCCGCCAACATAGGAGTCTTTACTCAATCGGGTCTAGACGTAATTGGAAACATCAGTGCTAACGGTAATGTAACTGGTGGAAATGTCTTAACAGGTGGATTAGTAAGTGCCACTGCTACTGTCACTGGTGGCAACTTGGCCACAGGTGGTTTTGCAAGTGCTACAGGTAATGTAACCGGTGGCAACTTGCTCACAGCAGGACTAATATCTGCAACATCAACCATCACAAGTTCAGCCAATATTACTGGTGGTAATGTATTAACAGGTGGCTTGATATCGGCTACAAGTACTATTACAAGTGGTGCCAATATCACTGGCGCTAACCTATTAACAGGTGGCTTGATATCTGCAACTGCCACGGTCACAGGTGGCAACTTGGCCACAGGCGGTTTTGCAAGTGCTACTGGTAATGTAACCGGTGGCAACGTTAACACTGGTGGATTAGTTTCGGCAACTGGTAACGTAACAGGTGGTAACATTGCAACCTCGGGCGTGGTAACTGCCGCAGGTAATGTGTTTGGTAACAACATCTTTGCCACAACATCTTTCAGCACAGCAGGCAATGTAATTGCCGCTAACGTTAATACCAGTGCTATTCGCCCAACAACCGGTGCGTTGACAGTTAGCACCGCAACAGGCGATATAAACTTAAATCCTGCTGGTAACATTGTGTTGGCAGTAGGCAATACCTACATCAACAACTTGGCCCAGCCGGTACAAAATCAAGATGCGGCAACCAAACTTTATGTTGATAACATTGCCACAACTGGTATCACTTTCCACGAACCAGTATATGCAGCCACAACAACCACATTGGCCACAACCACAGGTGGTACAATTACGTATGCTCAACCCAATGGTGCTGCCAATGGTATTGGTGCAACGCTGACAACTACCACGTCGTTCAACTTGATTGACACAGCCAACGTTCAAACAGTAGGCACACGTATCCTGGTTAAGGACCAAGCCAACGCTGTGCAAAACGGTGTATATGTTTGGTCAAATGCCACTGTAATTACTCGTTCCACAGACACTGACCAATATGGTGCAAACAGCGCAGAAGAAATCAGTATCAACGACTATTTCTTTACCACAAATGGTAATGTTAATGCTGGTACTGCATTTATTGTTAATGCCCCTCCAGGAACCATTACATTTGGTACTAGTAACATTTCATTTGCTGTGTTCAGCCAGAGTCCAGTTTACTCAGCCAACACAGCAGCCGGTCTAAGTCTAACTGGCACAGTATTTTCAGCCAAGACAGATGGCATCACAACCGCATTTGATGGCGGTGGCAATATTATTGTCAAAGCAAGTGCTAATCTTACAACACCAAACATTGGTGCGGCAACCGGTACAAGTCTAAGCACAACCGGCAACGTTGATGCAGGTAATTTTAACACTGGTGGCCTGGTAAGTTCTACCGGCAATGTAATAGGTGGCAACATCACAACAGGCGGTGTGATCACAGCAACTGGTAACATCACAAGTAGTGCTAATATTGCCGGTGGCAACTTGCTCACAGGTGGATTGATTAGTTCCACTGGTACTGTCACTGGTTCTACATTGATTGGTTCAGTTGTCACAGCAAGTGGTAACGTAACTGGTGGCAATTTGTTGACAGGTGGATTAATATCTGCAACGTCAACAATCACAAGTTCAGCCAACATCACTGGCGGTAACATCTTAACAGGTGGATTGATTAGTTCAACTGGTACAATCACTAGTGCGGCGAACGTCAACGGCAACAATGTAATTGCTACTACTATTGTCAACGCACCAAGTTTAACCGGTACTATTGCATCATTGAGTGGTAACGTAACTGGTGGCAATGTTTTAACTGGTGGTTTGATCTCTGCTACTTCTGATATTACCGGTGGAAACTTGTTGACAGGTGGCATAGTATCTGCAACAGCCAATATTCTTGGTGGCAACATTTTAACTGCTGGTCAAATAAGTGCAGTTGGTAATATTACCGCTAACACAGGCTCATTCTTTATTGGTAACGGCTCGCAACTAACAGGTGTTACTGCTACCTCAGCAGGCTTCCCAATCACAGCAGGAACTTCAAACATTGCAGGTGCCACTAACGGTAATATTGGTATCACCATAGGTGGTGCAAGTAATGTGGGACTTTTCACTGGTGCAGGTCTACTGGTAACTGGTTTAATCAGTGCAAACGGCAACGTAACTGGTGGTAACGTAAACACAGGCGGTGCAGTCTCGGCAACTGCCAATATCACAGGCGGTAACGTACTGACTGGTGGATTAATTAGTGCTACTGCCAACGTTGTTGGTGGTAACTTGATAACTGGTGGGTTGATCTCTGCTACATCAACAATCACTAGTGCTGCCAACATCACTGGTGGTAATGTGCTAACTGCAGGACTAGTGTCAGCAACTGGTAATGTGACTGGTAACTACATCTTGGGTAATGGTGCATTCCTAAGTGGAGTTATTACATCAGTAGCCAATATCAACAATGGTACATCAAACGTTAGTATCTATGCGGCCAATGCCAACGTGGCAGTCAGTGTTGGTGGAACATCAAACGTAGCCGTATTTGCCACTACTGGTGAATACATTAATGGACTGTTGAGTGTGAGTGGTAATGTAACAGGCGGCAATGTGTTGACAGGTGGCTTAATCAGTTCAACTGGAACTATTACCAGCGCAGCCAATATTGCCGGTGGCAACTTGTTGACAGGTGGATTGATCAGTTCAACTGGTACAGTCACTGGTTCAAGTTTCCTGGGCAGTGTGGTCAGTGTAAGCGGTAACGTAACTGGTGGTAACATTACCACAACTGGTTTGATCAGTACCTCAGGTAACATTGCTGGTGGTAACATACTCACCAACAACTATTTTTATGCCAACGGAACTCCAGTTCCTCCTGGCATAATATACACAGCCAATACAGCACCTCCTACAACTCCAAATCCTAAAGTGACCGACCAGTGGTATAACACTTCAACGGATGTGTTGTACGAGTACCTTTATGATGGCACAAGTAATTACTGGGTCGATGTATCCAGCCCTGCATTTGCTGGCGGAGTGGTTGCCAACGTGGCAATTTCCGGTAGCCTGTTGGTCAATGCCAATGCCACATACGACATTGGTAGTTCAAGTCAATCATTTGCCAATGTGTATGCTGTGAACTACTATGGTAACGGTGCTTCACTTAGCGGCATTATTACAAGTGTAAGCAACATCAACAACGGCACATCAAACGTTACAGTGAATGGGTCTGGTGGTAACGTCACAACCTCAGTGGGTGGCACATCAAATGTGATGGTGGTCACACCAACTTTGGTCTCGATCACAGGTGACTTGAGTGTGTCAGGCAATGCCACACTGAGTGGTAACATCCTGGGCGATCGCATACAGAATGGCACAACACAGATTGACATTCAGTCACCAAACGGCAATGCCAATATCACAATTGCTGGCACAAGTAACACTGCTGTGTTTAGTACAACTGCATTGACTTTGGCAACTAACTTCTTGCCAAGTGCCAACATCACTTATGATTTAGGTTCAACATCACAGCGTTGGAAAGACTTGTGGTTGAGCAACAGCACAATTTATTTGGGCAACGCTCAAATCAGTGCCAACGCCACAGCAATTGTGCTGACCAACCCAGCAGGTGGAACCACAGTATTAGCCGGTGCAACCGCAACATCCAGCGTGGCTGGTAACGTTACAGGTGGCAACATCTTGACAGGTGGATTGATATCAGCAACTGGCAATATTACTGGTGGTAATTTGTCAGGTACTAATATTGTTGGTACGCTAACTACTGCCGCACAAACTAATATTACAAGTGTTGGTACTTTGGGTTCATTGGCTGTGACAGCCAACGTAACTGGTGGCAATATCTTGACAGGTGGACTAATCAGTTCTACTGGTACAATCACTGGTACAAGTCATTTAGGTAGTGTAGTTTCTGTAACAGCCAACGTAACCGGTGGCAATTTGTTGACAGGTGGACTAATATCAGCAACCGGTAACGTAAACGTAGGCAACTTGATCAATGCAGGTCTTACAAGTGTTACTGGTAATATCACCGGTGGCAACTTGTTGACAGGTGGATTGATATCAGCAACTGGCGCAATACAGGTCGGTGGAGACATAAGCCTAGTAGGTAACATCGTTGATACTGGCGCATTGACTGTTAGTACTTCGAGCAATGGCAACATTACTTTAAGTCCAAATGGTACAGGTGTAATTATTGTTAACAAAGACATAGTTAACGGTCAAGGCAACGCCGTTGGTAACATCGGTAGTTCCAGCGTTTACTTCAACAGATTGTTTGCTCAAGCAACCACAGCACTCTACGCTGACTTGGCAGAGAACTACGTAGGCGATGCTGACTACGCTTCTGGTACTGTTTTAGATTTTGGTGGCACACAAGAAGTTACTATAAGTACTGTAGATTCCAGCAAGCGGGTTGCTGGTGTGGTTTCAACAAATCCGGCTCACTTGATGAACGCAGGAGTCGTTGGTGAACATGTGGTCACAGTGGCATTGATTGGTCGTGTACCAGTCAGTGTAACAGGCACAGTACGCAAAGGTGACTTGATGGTCAGTGCTGGAGACGGCACCGCCAGAGCAGTTACAATTACAAGTCCAAAAGTAGGTACTATAATTGGTAAATCACTAGAAGACTTCGACGGCGACAAAGGCACAATTGAAATCGTGATTGGCAAGCATTAAAAGGATAGCGAATGGCCTTTCCAACGTCGCCGACGAACGGGCAAACGGTAGTTGTTAACAACGTTTCGTATCAGTACTCGAACGTTAGCAACTCCTGGACCCGCATCCTCTCAACGGCCAACATCATCACGGCCAATACTGTTGTTTCTAATGGCTATATCAGTGCGGCCGGCAACATCCTAACAGGCAATTACTTTATTGGTAACGGTGCGTTACTCACAGGTATTTCTACAAATCCTGCGGCCATAACCAATGGTACAAGTAATGTAAGTGTAGTAAGTTCAGGCGGCAACGTTAGTGTTGGCATTGGTGGCACGGGCAATGTGGCTGTGTTTGCCACAACAGGTGAATATGTTACTGGTATCGTAAGTGCCAGCGGTAACATTATATCGGCAGGCAATGTCACTGGTGGGAATTTATTAACTGCTGGATTGGTTAGTGTTACTGGCACGCTCAGTGTAAGTGGAGCAACCACACTTGCTAATCTCAGCGCAGGTAATATTTCAGCAGGTGGCATAAGTTCTGGCGGAGCAGTTAGTGCCGCTGGCAACATCACAGGTGGTAATTTATCAGGTACTAATATTGCGGGTACACTGATCACAGCCGCTCAAACTAATATCACAAGCGTTGGCACATTAGGCTCATTGGCTGTTACTGCTAACGTTACAGGTGGCAACTTGTTGACAGGTGGACTAATCAGTGCTACATCAACTATCACTGGATCACAATTTAATGGATCAGGTGCTGGATTAACCAGTATACCGGGCGCCAACGTCACAGGCACATTGAGCATTCCAACAACAAGTTATGCTGCCACAGTATCAGGTAACGCACAAGCAAACATTACCTCGGTTGGCACACTAACATCATTGGCGGTGACTGCCAACGTTACAGGTGGTAATTTGTTGACTGGTGGGTTGATCACAGCAACCGGTAACGTAACCGGTGGTAACTTGTTGACAGGTGGATTGGTTAGTGCCACTGCTAACATTATAGCCAATAATGGTATGTTCACTAACATTGTTAACGTGGCAAGTCATACAGGTGCTGTGGTCAGTGTTAGTGGTAATGTAACTGCCGGTAACATATTAACAGGCGGATTGATATCCGCTACAGGTAATATCACAGGTGGAAATATAACTATTCCAGGGTCGGCCAACATATCTACCTTTATAGGTAATGTTTTCTTTGGCTCTATCCCGGCACAGCCAACATGGTATACTATTGCCCCATTAAATCTTAACAACAGTTTGGCAGCGGCAACAAAAGTTCAGTTAAATCTAATTAACACAGGTGGCGGCGCAGGCGCTGGGTCAGCAATTGATTTCTACACTTATCAAATTTCAGTTGCCGCGGCCAACGCAGAAGCCAGAATAGCCGGAATTGATGATGGTAACTATTCAGCCTATCTCAGTCTTCAAACAAAAACTCCCGGTAGTGTCGGCACTAATGGACTGGTTGAACGAGTAAAAATTGATTCAACTGGTGCATCAGTAGTTGCCAACATAACCGGTGGCAACATCTTGACCGGTGGGCTAATAAGTGCCGCTAGTACCATAACTGGCACAAGTCACTTGGGTACAGTAGTATCTGTTACAGCAAATATAACTGGTGGCAACATACTGACAGCAGGATTGATATCTGCTACATCAACAATTACCTCAGCAGCCAACATTACTGGTGGTAATTTGCTCACAGCAGGTATACTCACAGCCACTGGCAACGTAATTTCAGTTGCCAACATAATTGGTGGTAATATTACCACAGCAGGCCTAGTTACAGCAACGGGTAATATCACTGGTGGTAACTTACTCACAGTTGGACAAATTTCAGCAACCGGCAATATCACTGGTAATTATTACATTGGTAACGGTGCGTTTTTAACTGGGCTTAATGCAGGTGCTGCCAGCCAAATTGCCAACGGTGCCACAACTATCAGCATACCGCAGGCTTCGGGCAACATTGCCATGAACGTGGCAGGTGCGTCAAATACTGTGGTTATTAACCTGGGCAGTTTGACCATGTACGGTACATTTGCAGGGCCAAAAACACTGAGTGCTAATGTAGCAGTGGCAGATTCTGTAAATGCCCTGTTGCTGGGCCCAGTCACATTAGGGAATGGGTTTAATATTTCAGTACCCGACTCATCAACGCTATATGTTTACGCACCATAAATACAATCGAGGACAGGTTTCATGGCATTATCACTAGACGGTACAACAGGAATATCAGCAACAGGCAATATCATATCCAGTGGGGGTATTATCTCTGCCACTGGCAATATCTATGGCGGAAACATTATTGGTACACTAGTTGTTTCTAGTGCTACATTTTCAGGCAACGTCTCAGCAGGTAATCTGCTAACTGGTGGGTTGATTAGTTCCACAGGTACAATTACTGGCACAAGCCATTTGGGTTCAGTGGTATCTGTAACAGCCAACGTTACAGGTGGTAACATCTTGACTGGTGGATTGATATCTGCAGCCGCCAACGTAACTGCCCCTTATTTTATCGGTAATGGTGCCGCATTAAGTGGACTCAGCGCCAGCAAAATATTTAACGGCACAAGTGAAGCCAATATTGGCACAAGTGGCGGTAACGCCAACATCACAATTGGTGGTACATCAAATGTGTTTGTTGTAGCATCAACTGGAATCTATACAACTGGTTTATCCAGTGTAAGTGGCAACATAACTAGTGCTAACTTCTTAACAGGTGGATTGATCAGTGCAACTGGCAACGTTACAGGTGGTAATTTGTCAGGTACTAACATTGTTGGTACGCTAACCACAGTCGCACAAACCAACATTACATCAGTTGGTACTTTGGGTTCATTGGCTGTAACAGCCAACGTTACAGGTGGTAATTTGTTGACAGGTGGATTAATTAGTGCTACTAGTACAATCACTGGTACAAGTCATCTAGGCTCAGTGGTTTCTGTTACTGCCAACGTTACAGGTGGTAATTTGTTGACAGGTGGCCTGATTAGTGCCGCAGGCGCTCTCATAACAGGTGGCGACCATAGTTTAACCGGCAACATTGTTGACACCGGCACATTGTGGATTAACACCACTTCTAACGGTAACATCAACTTGAACCCTAACGGCTCAGGACAAACCAATATACCGGTTGGTATACTCAGTGTCACTGCCAACGTAATTGGTGGTAACATTCTAACTGCTGGACTAATGAGTTCAACAGGCAATGCTGTTCATTCAAACGTGATCATTAATGGCACAGCCGCCTTAGGTAGCGGTGTGTTAATCGTTTCAGGCAACATTCAAACCAGTACTGCCAACGCCACAGCCAACATTGGCAACGCCAGCAACTATTTCAACAGATTGTTTGCTCAAGCAACCACAGCACTCTATGCTGACTTGGCCGAAGTTTATAAAGCCGATGCGCAATATCCTCCAGGTACTGTAGTAGTATTTGGTGGCACACAAGAAGTCACCATGAGCACGGTGACTCATGACAACAAAATTGCCGGGGTAGTATCTACACACCCAGCACACGTGATGAATTCAGGACTGCAATCAGAATTTACAGTGGAAGTTGGCTTGATTGGCCGTGTGCCATGTCGGGTGATTGGTCCAATCACAGCAGGTGATCGTGTGGTATCTAGCAACCGTGCTGGTGTTGCTGAACGCTTAGATATGAGCAAATATCAACCAGGTGTGATCATTGGCAAAGCACTAGAAAGTTACTCCAGTACCGATATTGGTACAATTGAAGTTGTGGTTGGCAGACTATAACGTCTGTTCCACTTGCTGAATCTTTTGCTGAACAGCATCTAAATTTACAGTGTTCCACAAGCCAGGATGTAAAGGTCTTGGCCAACGTCCAGATTCAATCCAGGCATAGCCTGTGTGTTCGTGATTTAGATCAGGTACAAACTCATAGTCTACCCTGCACCAAAAAGTATGATACTCAAACGCACCATCTGGTGATGTGAATTTTTCTATGGGTATCAAGCGTTCGTAATCAGGCACACTGCCCAGTTCTTCACTGCATTCGCGTTCCACTGCCACAAGAAGATTTTCGCCCGACTCAACCTTGCCTCCGGCCAGGCCCCAGGTGTCAGGATACTTGACATCATTTCTTAAGAGATAGAGGTACCGTTGTGTTCTACCACAGTAGAACCACACCCCAACGGCCTTTACAATATCAGATTCCACGAGCCCCCAGCATACAAGCCATCGATGCTTTTGACCCAAGCACCACCAGTTGTGCCAGTAGTCCACTTGTATTGAATGGCGGTGGTAAGATTGGTTACATACTGTACTTCAGTGTCAGTTAAACTGTTAAATGCTATTATCCATCTAACACCATCAAATTCAATAATGTCATTGGCATTGGCCAACAAAGGTTGTCCCCCGGCACCCAGCCAACCCATGGGGTTTTGTGCGTTATCAGTATTGCCAGTCGCTTCAGTAATCAAATAACGTTGACCTAGGACTGGTGCAGGTAATCCGTTGTTGGGGCCACTCAACAAAGGGTTGATCACTGAATTTACAGGAAGCAAAGTATTTTGCGGTGCAGTGTCTGGATCAATGTTGAAAATAAACAATCTATCATCTGCAGGATTCAGTGTAATAGTTCCCACAATGCTGGAGTCAGGATTCCAAGGGTTATCCAAGGTAATATAACTAATACCGGGACGTAACACCCCATAGGCTTCAACCACAGCAGGCCAAGTGATTTGTGGATTTTCCACAATAGGGAATGTAAACGGTGACAAACTCAATCGGTTGGGTATAACCACCTCGGCAGGTTGTAGGATTTGCAACTGCCCGTCTAACAACACCACTTGATAATTCCAAGGAGTGACCTTGAGCCGTGTGCCCAACAACAAGTCGTTGTCCAGGATAGCGTTGGCAGCATCACCATTAGCGTCAAATATACTTGCAATCACACGTTCGACCACGCCCAGTTTCTTGACCTTGGCTGGCGAAGATATCCAGATAGGAATACCAAACGTTAACGTCATAATATCAATAGGATTTTCTGTGCCCACCGGAATGGTTCTTGAACTCCAGTTTACTCGTTCTAGATTTACCACACTCAAACTGGTCCAGTCAATATAGTTTTCCGAACTTTGAATTTCCAGGCTAGGATTGAATAGTGTGGCAATTTGTTCAAAGATCTGCATTTTTTGGTTAGTGTTACTAGTCCAGATGTCCATACTGATAGTCATGTTGTACGGTACAGGCATAAGTCGTTCAACAGTAAATGCATTGCCTTGTGTGGTATCGTATGTGTCTGTGGCAGGATCATAAGTGCGTTGACGAACCTGCATTTTGTTCACATGATATGGCTCTTGCATTCTAGGACGATCATAGTCCATACCAGTGATGTAAAATGTTATCAGCGGAGTTGATGGCAGTGCATTGGCTGAGTTCTGTTGCATGATGACGGCGGCCTGACGACTAGCATCACCATAACGCACAGGTACACGTACTAGATCTTTTGTGCCTTGCTCATTGCGTCCATACTCTACTTGGAACAGACTGACCATGCGTGTGAACTGTAGCAGGTATCTGCGTATTTGCTCATCATAATAGAACATTTGCATAAATTAACTCGATGGTTGATAAGGTTGCGTTGGCGGATACGGATTAGGCGGCTCAACGTTGCCACCATTGTCGCCATTGGCCGCATTGGGTTGTAACGCCTGGCTCAAACTTTGACGACTTGGAATGTTGCCCATGTCTGAAGTTGGCGTAGTGTATGTATTGTTAACGAAACTACTGCGTAAAGTATTGTTGGTGGCTCCAGGCGTGAGTTGAGTACGTACATCGCTTTCGATCTTGACCCATGATCTGCCGTTAAAGCGGAACAGTCGATTGGGGAAGTAGTCCAATCGCAAAGCGTATTGTCCAGCGAGAGGATTTACCGGGAAGTTTACGCCGGCTGTGACTGGCAAGCCATTGGGTGCCTTGCCATCGCCTGTGAGATAGCCTGCAGTATACCCATCACCTCGAGGTGAGTTACCATCATTGGCCACGGTTCTTGATGCGTCAGTTATGGTGTAGTCTGCGGTGTAAGTTGCATTGGTAGGATTAGCAGGTGTGCCATCTAAATTGGTGGCCACAATGTAAAACTTCACAACATCAAATCCTGACTTGGGTATTTCTGCTTCGGCTTGAATTAGAATAGCATCATTGATTTGCAAGTCTTTGGGTCTAGTACTCATCTTGTCTGCTAGAGTAGCAGGATTAGATTTTTCTTGCCAATATTGAGTATTGGTGATATCTGTACCTGGCGGCACATTTTTAGTACTGATATAATATTTGTCGCCGTAGAGCACAGTGGTACCACCTGGATAAAAATTGCCGTTGTCCCAAATGTTGATGGGTTCAAAGGGCTCCTTGGTAATCTCGTTAAACTCTTGGGCATTGACCATGGGTG